TTAACCTCTAATTTTGGTTTTTGGTGGTTACAAAAAGGACAGTGGTAAGCATAGTTACCTCTTGCTGTTTGTCTACCGGTTCCCAAAACAGAATTTGTTAAGGCAATTAAGGGTTGATTTAGCATCCCTTATAATATAATAACTTATTTTGGGGATACCAAGTCAGAGGTAAAAAACTTGCCTAATATATTATCGTTGTAGGCATTATTGAGTAAAACCTCGTGTGTGCACTGGTAGTGTAACTCGTAATAAGTTAATTCTTTTTTAGACTTACAAAGTTTTAAAACCTTTCTTTCAAATTTATCTGGTCCTAATTCTTTAATATCTGCTAAAAGTTCTTTATTTGAACCCCAATAAGTCATCCAATTTGATTCTTTGGTAACTATTTTATGGGTTGGTTTTCTTCCAGGACCTGTTTGTTCTGCTATTTCTTTTTTGGTTAACTTTGTTTTAGTGTTATTCCAAAATACTTTTTTTCCTATATAAAATCGTCCGTTTACTTTATTTTTGATTATGTAAACGAACCCGAACCAATCTTCTGGGTAGATTGGATCTGAAGAGATCCATTTGAGTGTCATTATCTGTCTATGTTAACGAGTATAGTTGTATCTGTAGTAGGAGATAAAGGCAAAGGTTGAGATAGTTTACCTATTGCTAATAAATTTTGGTATTCATCGTACAATCCTACTGTTGTTACGTATGGTGTGAAATAAGAACCTGTTGCCCAATCATAAATGTATTCTGCTGGGGTATAAAAAGTACCTACTGAACTTGAATAAGGAGTACTTCCTGATGTAATTGTTGGGTTTTGACTAAAATTAAATTCGTTTTGTCTTGCTGTACATTTATACTGTGTTTCGTAGATAGTAAGTGAAGATGAAAACGAACAAGTTACATTAGAGGAAGTAACAAAGTTATCAATAATAGTAACATCACTTACTCCATATAAAGAACTTCCCCAAACAGCTGTTCCCCAAGCATCTCCTCCAGGTTGGCCATCACTTGTAATAACAGCTAATCCGTGGGGATAAAATATTTGTCCTACTATTTGTCCTGAAGAATCAAAAATTAGGTTTCCTTCTCCGTCATCTGAAATAGAACCACTATCTGATATCCATTTAAAAGAACTTGGTTGAATATAATTACCATATAATCCTGCTGGAATAGATAATACACCTATTGTAGCATCAGATTGAGTAGGAAAATAATGAGCAAAAGTTAAAGTTGTTTGAGAATAATTCCAATAACGACCTGCTGAAGAAGTAGGACCTACTAAAACATTTCCCGCTTCATTTAATCCAGGAATTACTGAGGCAGTAAATGCTGGTGATCCATAACTAGCTGTTGCATTTAAATAGTTAGAATAATATAATTCTTTTGCTGAGCTGTATATTAATCTTTGATATTGGGTACTAACTTCTCCAGTAACAGGATCAGTTAAAGGATCAAATAAAGAACTAGTATTTAAACCTAAAAATCTATCAATACCTACACTAGAACCAGTTAACGCAGCTGCCCCCTCAAAATTAAATCTTTTATTTAATTCAAGAGGAGTGACTACTATGTCTGCTGCTAGAAATTGTTTGAAGGCACCCATTCATTTTAGAAATCTAATTTTACTCTAATTAAAGCTTCTTTAGTAAAGTTTTTATTTAAAGGTCTAGATAATTTAGCTACAGCTAATAATTGGTTTGTATCATTATATAAACCTACTGTTGTAATATAGGTTTGTGGGTTATTGATAAATGTACTAAATAATACCTCACCTGTTGAACCCGAAATAAATGATGGGTTTTCTGAGTAGTTAAATTCTGAACTTCTTGGTCTTACAAACACATAATCTGAAGTAATATTTTCTTGAGAGTTAATAGTAAAACCAGCAGCTGCAGCTCCAGATCCACTAATTCCATAATACATAGAAACTAATGGACTTACGTTTGGTGCAGCAGAAGCAGTAGCTGAACCACTCCAACGGAAATCAATACCTCCGTCAGCTTTTGAACATGATAAAGCTAATGGATTTAAAAGAATAGTTCCTACATCTGGTAATAACCAACCATAAGAACCTGAATTTGTAGTATATCCATCTGTATTTACAGAAGTATTTTTAACACCAGCTGATCCAGAAATTAATTGATATACTCTACCAGCTTCATTAAATATTGTAGTAGAAGCATAAGCACTATTGTCTGTAAGAGATAATGTTTGACCACTTCCTGAAATTTTTAATGTTAATGAACCTAAGAAAATTGCTTCTTTATAGCAAGTTCTTTCTAAAGGTAAAGCAAAAAATTCAGAAGCAGTAATATTACCAAAAATAAAGTCTGTATTTTCATCTCCAATAGCTAAATCTTGCCATTGTCCATAAATGGTTGCTGAAGGTGATTTTCCATCTACTGATGTATTATATGCTAAACTACCACTACCATAGGCATTACCATAAGCAATAGCAAATTGGACTGCTGATCCTGAAAGATCAGATCCAGTATCATATACATTTAAATAATAATCTCCTGAACTTCCATTTTCTTGAGTAGAGGAAGTAAAGAAAGTAGATAATGTTGGGTTGCCGGTTGTCCAAGCAGTTGCTGAAATAGAATCAGTACTTACTACAAAATCATCAGCTGTTAGTCTTACGAAAGCCATTTTTTATATTTTATTAAACTTTTTTAACGGTTACAGGGACGGTCAAACGAGCACCACTATCTCTACCTACTACAGTTAATGTAGCTTGTAATTGAGTAGCAGTACCAAATAATTGGTTAACAGTAGTAGCTACCATATTGATTGTAGTTCCTACTACAGTTCTTGATATAGAAGTACCTAAAGTTGTTGTTTGATTAGTTAAATTAAGAGCAGTAACATCTGCTGATTGAACACCAACACCTTGGAAAGTACTAAACAATCTAACATCAGAAATAGTAGCAGAGTATCCTGAAGATTCAACTGTATTACCACCAGTATAGTTTAATGTTTCTGGAGTAAGGTTGTAAGTTCCTCCTTGAGGAATAATAATAGCTGCTGTATTCAAGTTAATAATAGGTAATTTAGCTGTTCCACGAGGTAAAGTAGTTAACTTATACTTCATAGTTTGGGTAGCTTGAGGAAATGCCTCTAATAAAGGCATGTTTTCAATTGCTTGACCATAATATGCAGAACCTGATGGGTGATTAGGATTGTACAAAGTATAATCAATTTCATCATCTGCTAGAGAGAATTGAGTAATTCTAAATTGACCGTTTTGTTGGGCTAGTAATTGACGCCCAACGTCTGTTAAGATTGCGTCTACGGTTACTACTGTATTATTTAAGTATCCCATGTTTTAGTGTTTTGTTATAAATATATAAGTTTATCAATTTTAATTATAAGTTTCGGAAAAATCCAGCTTGTTGTGCTAATTGAGTAAAAGATCCTGTAAATGATGGGTTAAAGTTTCCAGGAATAATCAATCCAGGATTAGAAGATATTTCAGGAGATACAAACCACCCATCTAAACCTACGTTAGTTGCACTTTCAGTTATAGGATATTGGTTACCAGGACCATAAAATCCTCCAGGAACTTCTACATAATACTGGCTTCCAGTATCTGGGCTACCTGTTGTTACTGTTGGAAATAAAACAGTGGCTAAAGTACCAGAAATAAATGTGTTTTGGTTTAATCCTATTCCAATTGATTGATCAAGTGAAACCGGGGTTCCATTAATATCAATTAATGATATAAGATTAACGTTTCCTACAGGGTTAGGTACACGAGCAGAAGCTGTAACATATGTAAAGTATCCAAAATAATTTGTATAACCTTCAGCAGCTGATCGGGAATCATAAGTAGTTAATTCGCATCCCCAATACCTTGGATTAGCTACACGAGCTGTTGTATAATAAGAATCAGGAACAGTAGCAGGAGTAGCTTGTCCACTTAATATGTTTTGTTGGTTTACAGGAATTGAATTACCTACGTTGTAATCAACATCAAAATATAAAGTACTTGGTCTTGCTACTTGAGCATCGTTAGCAATTACTAAACAATCTGGTTCGATATAAGATTCGAATATAGTAAGATCTAAAGTAAAAGTAAAAGTATCTACTCCGGGATCTAAGGCTTCTTGAATAAAGAAATTTAATGGATTAACAGGATAATTTATTTGTAAAGTATTAACTGTTAAACTATTTCCTGCAGCTATACTTGGACTTGAATATAAATTTATTTGAGGATTAACTTGATTTAAATATATATTTCCAGAATATGAATTTCCAGCATCAGCAGTAACAGTAAAAGTAAAATAATAAACTTTATCTGTTTTCAAATAATAGGAAGGAATATAATAATTAACAGCACCACCTGGTGAACTTCCGTCTAGAACTATACCTGAAAGAGTAACTACTTGTTGTAAAGTAACATTACAATCATTTAAATCACCATTAGTTACAACTTTGTTAGAACCACTTAATTCTCCATTATAAAATTCTATTTGAGTATTTTGTGTAAAAGCTACAGGTCCTGATACTGATGGAGTAGAACCTGTCCAACTTTGAGTAATATTTACAACGTTATTGTAATCAAGAACAGAAGCTGTTTGACCAAACAAGTTAGGCATTGATCCTCCACTTGAACCTGTTATAAATCCAGAAATGATAGAACCTGTAATTGTTTGGTCTTCAACTACATAAGGAACATTTGTTGCTCCACTTCCTACCATAGCAATAGATTCAGAAATGTTTACTTGTGGTGTTCTGTATCTGTTTCTATCAAGTACTGTATTTTTTATTATAATACCTGCTGCTAAAGAAGTTCTAGCAGGGGTAAAATCTTGTATTGTTTTAAATAAAGCATTATTAAAGAATTGAATTAATCTAATATAATCCCATTCTTGATAATTGTTAATATATTTTTCAAAATAACGATTTCTTAAAGCATCTAAATCTGGGTAAGTAACTAAAGAAGATGATTGGAATCTTGGGTCACCAATTAATTCTCCAATGTTGAAATAACCATAAGTTGAGTTAATATCTTCATTAATTTCATTTTGTGGTGAAAAACCTACTTCAACATAATCAATATCTCTAGTATAACTAGCACTTATTGAAGGAAATTGTTGTACAGAAATATATGGAGATAATGTATCGGCATTAGGAATATTAGAATCACTACTACTATAAGGTAAAACAATATTTTGTGTTTTTACTTTCTGTGAAATAGCGTTTTGAATACCTGCTGGTACCTGATCAAAGTATATTACTTCAGTATTTGAAGCATAATCACCTCCTGAAGCTGTATAAAAAGTACTGTTTGAAGCAAAAGAAGAAGTAGTAACCCAAGATCCTGTTACTTTTGGATGAATTGAAACAGATGCTGTATACAATTCTCCTCCCAAAGCTGCTCTAAATGCTAAATATTCACTTGACTCAATTGAGTAAGGATTCATTACATAAGCATCAAAATTATCTTTTGAAACAGCACTAGTATAGTATCTAATTTCTTGGTAAGAACCAGTAAATACTTTTGAAGATACTGAAGATGATCCAAAGTATGAAATATCAGCTGTTGACCAATGAGTTGAATCTGATGATGTTACAGAAGAAGATGCTTGGAAAGAAATTGTGTTTCCATCTTCTCCTTTATAGTTTTTATTAGCAGCATAAACATCAAAGTATTCTAAAGCAGCATCTTTATTTATTAAGACAGACCACCAATCACCATTGTAAAATGGTAAATAAATACTTGCTGATTGATTTGGATAAGAAGATATATTCGGAATAAACTCTAATAAAGCATACTGATAGTAAGGATCTTTGATTGATCCTGAATATGATCCACTTGTATATCCTGAACCTGTGTATCTTAATCTAAGTTGAGTTCCTGTATTTAATGACCATAAACTTTGAGTTACAAGACTAGCTGTATTATTTATTAATCCATCTGTTTTGAAACGTAATTCAATAGCTCTAGGTCTGTCAAAAGCCGAACCCCAATCTGCATTTAATTCCCAGCTTGAAGTTATATAAGAAGATCCACTGGTATAAAAAGAATAATTATATTCATCTTGCCAGTTATCAAAAGTATTTTTGTCCTTATCTTTACCTCCAAATTCATTAATTCGTAAAATAGTATCAGGAACTCCAAAGGTATTAATTAAGTCTCTTAAACCAGCAACCGAACCTTTTTTCTTTAATAATAAAGGTAAGTTGTGGTAAATTCTTTTATATTGTTCTTTGTTAATGTCATCTGTAGGCATCAATGAAGATGTTGATGAAGCAGTAACATAAGTTGTTATATATTCAAGGAAAGATCCTGTTGGTACAGGGTATTGTGTTGTTGTATAAGGTAAATTATATAAACTACCAGACGGTGTTATACCGATTAAAGCTTGGTATACATCATTTGAAGAGAAATTGTTTTGGTATATTGTTATACCCGCATCTCTTAATATATCAGCCACCAAATCTTTAGAAACACCATAATTTAAACGGTTATCAGCATCAAATTTAGTTGTAATGTTTTGTAAATAAATGAAAACATTATCAAACATTTGACCAACCATTTCAACAAATAATTCAAATTTAGCATTTTCACTATCTTCTCTTATATAAGAAGGAATAGCTAATACTAAAGCATTATTATTTTCTAAATCATAGTCTTCAGCTACAAGAGATTGAGAAACAAACCAAGTTAATCCTGTGGTTGAAGTTGTTGTTACATTTGTATAAGGTGGAGTATCTCCTGTTTTTGGCCAAGAAGTTGATCCTGATTCATAATAAAGGAAATATTCATAGTTATCAAAACCTGTTATAATTTCATCTATTTTCTTTTGCCAAACTATATTACTTGAAGAAATATAATATGAACTACTAGAAGATCCATCAGATAAACTAGCACTGTAAGTATATTCTTCTAATAATTGTAATTTATAATAAAAGTTTTCTAAACGGGTTTGAGCCGAAGAAAAATGTATAAAGTTATTATAATCTGAGTAATCAATATTGACTTCTATTCCTGTTTCTACTAATAAACTATTTAACTGGTATTGTAAACTACCAGTTCCTTGTGCGTAAGAAGAAGTTGTAGAAGTTAAAGCATTATAACTTGAATATGCTGTTGAATTATTGATTTTATCAGAAACATTCAAATTAAAATTAGGTCCTTGTAGAGGAATACCTCTAGTAATAGAATCAAAAATAAAAGATATTTGAACGTTATAAGCTACAGAATTACCTACTTGAGTTACAGCCCAACAAACAGAATTTGTATCAAATTGAGAAGGAAGGGGTTCATATAACTTAATTAAAACTGTTGGATTATTAATACTTGAAGTATCTAATAAAGCATTATTAGCAATTACAAGTTGGTTATTTCCAAAGTTTAGATAAAAATCATAATAACTTCCTGTAGAATTTTGGATATTAGAAATTAATTCTTGAGCAGAAAAAATTACATTATCATTAGGAATAGATGTAGTATCTAAT